AAATAGTCACGTTGCTAAATACAACATTGTCCATGTCTACAAGAGCCGTTGTGCTAGAAGCAACAGGAGTAACTGTGGTTATAGCGTTACCTTTAGCCGTGTAGTTTGTGCCACTAACCTCATTGCTAGAAGTGTAAGCTGTGGTAGCCGCTGTGAAACTTGCGCTGTTTGTGTACATTGCCAGCTTAAAGACGTTAGATGCAGCGGTAAAATTGTGGACACCCTTCAAAACTTCAACTTTGAAAGAGGTACACATAAAGTTTCCTGAGAATGCCATTTACATTTTCCTTATATATTCTGCTAGCTTTTTATGACCAGCATCACTGATTGCATTATATACAGTAGTTCTATCACTTTGGATAGCCTGTTTCATGTAGACTGCGATTACAGCCTTCATACGTTCCTTGTGAGCCAAGGCTTGATCTTTAATGGCTGGAGGTGCGTCATTTGAAACGAGCATAAGTCGATCAACGCATAGTTCTGCAACTTCTTCAGGGGTAAATCCTCGATTGTTAGTAGTTTTAACCCCAACACTACCAATAGACATTTCAAATGGCATATTCATGTTCTAGCTTTCCGGATCGGACCATAACGATATTCATCTGCAATCTCTTGCGCCTCTCCCAAGTTTTTAAGCCTGGACAATCCCTCTCTAAATCGACCTTCATACAAGGTCATCATATCAGCATCACCTTTCATGTATGTGTATGCTTCAGACAAACACCCATACAACAAGGTCATTCTTCCATCGTCACTAAGAAAAGTAGTGGTGGTATCTGAGCCGATGGCCGTAATATCCCCCGATGCTCCGCTGCTTGATCCCGTTATTGTTTCTCCAACAGTGAAAGATCCGGATGGGATTTGAACCTCAAGAGTGGTAACAGAAGGAACGGAAGCAACGGTAGTTGACTGCCCACTTAGACTTCCAGTAACCGTTTCTCCAGTAGTAAATGCAGTAGCCCCAGCCTGTCGCAGGCCCATGGTCAGAGTAAAGTTGCTTTTAGTTAAACTTGTAGGTCTATAAAAGTAAGCTAGCTCCACCGTATAATTTGAATTTGGCGTTGGCCCTACAAGAAAACTTTCATCATCAAACTGAGCGTAGTAAATAGGAACACCCGTTGTTGCAGGGTTTGGATTGTACGTCTGTACGAAATCTAAATCTTTAAACAGCAGGAAAACTTTTTCATTGTTAACAGTCATGCTTAAAGAAAACGGGGCAATGAAGTCAGAAGGTGTTTGTAAGAATTGATCGTTTTGGCTTAACACACCAGAAGCATTTTTTTGAAATGTAGTAAGTTGAACGTTCTTTAGTATTCTTTCCTCTGTCATTTCAATAAACAAAGGAAGGTTACGAAGAAACCCCGTTTCATCGTTTTCAGTGTAGTCTTGGATTGCTGTCTTTAAAGTACTATAAGTAAAGCTCATGACATCACACTATTGTTATGTTTCCGACCATACCACTGTGGTTGGTGCATTGATAGACCAAAGAACTGTCAGAGGGTTCGTGAGGAACAATGAACTGTGTTAACCCTGACGTTGAATTATAGTTGTCCGTGACACCCGTTGTAAAAGCGGAACCTCCTGAAGATACTCTTATCTGCAATGGATGACTGCTTACGTTTGCCGTGTTGTTTAACAGATACGTGTGTCCCTTGTAGAAAGTAAAGTTTGGGTTGTTTCCAGATGTGGCGCCAGGCCCAGTAAATGTATAAGCAGTCGATCCGTTTACACCCGCAGTATACTGCGTAACAGGACCAGTTGTTTCATCGTTTAACCTAATCCACGCTCCACCATGTGCGAAATATAACCCGCCTGTCGCATGAACATGCGCTACCGCGCCGTGATATGTCCCCGCGCTAGGTAAGTCGCTTAAATTAGCATAATAGAAAACTATCTTATTGGCTCCAGAACTTACATCAATAAGACCGTTACCGTCTATTATATCTGTGAGCGCAGATCCGTTTCCAAGAGCGGCATATATCTCAGTGAAGTTCGCATTTATTTTAGTGGCACCAGAACGAAGGGTGTCCCCATTGCCATCATTTGCACTGCTTCCTATTCCCACGCTTTGTAAAGTCATGTCTTATCCCTCATCAAAAGTATCGGTTGTTGAGTCTAGTGTAATAGATGTGCTGTCAAATCTTGGTGCTGAAGCTGAGGGTATGGTGACAGAACCTAAAGCGCCAGTGCCATAAACACCTACGACATTGGCAACATCTTCCTGACTAGGGCTTATGGTTATAGTGATATTCCCGACTTCACCTTTAAGAATAAAAGTATTGGGTGTTAAGATTCCATCCCCAATACCACCAACAGGATTCCAACCATATTGGAAGTTTCTTTGCTCTTCTAGATTAGACTCAGGCCGTGGGTTTTTTAATGCTTGAGGATCGGGTCCAACCCGAGGAGGGAAGAGCTGCGGGTGCTTTGTTTCAAACTCGTCCTTACCTACCTTAGCTCCGGTCCACTCAACGCGCATGTCTTTTAGACGATACCGAAATCCGGATCGATCAGATATTCCATAAGCGTTTTTGTCCGAAGCATATGCCATGCTAGACCCTCAAGTATTGAAAGCTAGGCTGTAGTTTTAAGGGGACTCTTGCCTCATCCTCATCAGACGCTCGTTGGAACTCTTCCTCATAGACAGTCTTTAGCATTTGAATACGATCTGGCGTTCTCTTCATTGCGATGTAATACGCCAAGCCAGCTACCATACAGGGATAAAACCTAAACGGCATGTCCGTTGTATTAACCAGCGTATCTGCATCATCAATGCGGCGAACATAATGATAAACCAGTTGATCTGTAGAGTTTTCAGGTGTTGCCCAAAGGTTTATGATAGGTGTAATCTGACGATCAAAATAAAACTGGCTAGGCCGACCCTGAGTAGTCTTGTCGGGAAGAGTGACATACTCTCCACGACTAATTCTTGTAATCTCAAAGTCTGTTCCATCTCGGCGCAACACAATCTCTAGGACATCAACAACGTCCGCGGCCAACGTTATTGCGCTAGTCCCTTGCGTTAAAGTTACCGTTTCCGATTTGACCGTCCACATGTTAATGCCCCTGTTCGCCCAATCAGCGAACATAAGGTTTAACGATCTACGAGCGGTACGAGCATCATACCCAGTGCGAACTTCAATCCCGCAGCGTTCATATGCTTCTTCGATGACCTCACCGACATCGAGGTTGAAGTCCCTGGATCCTGATACTGTCATAGCCTTAACTCATATGTGGTTTCTGGTTAGTTCTAACCGTCACTGCGCCACCGTTTTTGTAGCCCATGACCTTGCCGCCCATTGCCATGCCTTTGGACTTTACCTTGCCACCCATTGCCATGCCCTTGGCTTTGACTTTACCGCCCATAGCGTAACCCTTGGACTTTACCTTGCCGCCCATTGCCATACCTTTGGCTTTGACCTTACCACCATTCTTCATGTAGCCCATTTTGTTACGAACCGCTGTAGGCAGTTTTTTCAAACCGGCTTGATCATCTGTAGGTTTTTTCATATCCGTACTCCTTTAAAACTGACGCACCACGCCCTTGGTGCTTTTGCGCCTGTCGGCCATTACCGCTCCGCAGCCTTTCGCGACCGCTTCGCCTTTTTTGCTTTTGCCTTGGTACGGCCTTTTTGCTCCGTTGACTTCTCCGCCGAGTCGGTATCCTTTGACCTTGGCTTTTTTGGTGTTGCTGACAACGGTTTTTCCTTTTCTGCCAGCCGCCTTTTTTTTCTTTGCAGTATCAGATCTATCTTTTTTAGAAAGAGAACGTGCTTTAGCCAGCGGAAGGCATCGGTCAGGGTTCTTCTTGTCTTTTGAAGTACCGCACTCACCTTTAATCTTGCCATCGGTTCCTATCCTTACCCACTTCTGATCACGCCATTTCTTTAGCTCACCCATTACGCTCTCTTCTTCTTTTTGCCCTTTGCGCCTTTTGCATAGTTTGGGTCTTTACAGTATTTAGAAGCGGCCATGTTCGCATAAGCAGAGGGATATGTATCAAATGTGCGCTGGGCCCACGCTTTTCCCGCAGGACATATCTTACTGCCTTTTGATTTAGCAGAAACCTTTCCACCCTTCTTATAGTAAACGAGCCCTTTAGGCGCCTTACTGGGTGGATTTGACACTTGCTGTTTCATCTGCCCTCGGGACATAGCCATAATCACGCTCCATGTACAACTTTATGTACGATATCTCTGATGCAATAACTTCCGTTTTTTTATCTACAGAAATTAAAGTATTAGTTGCCCAACTTGCCCAGCTATAGGTAACCGCGCCAACGCCGCCAATAAAAGCAGTAGCCACGATAACTATGAACTGCTTACCTAACATTTCCAACGCTTCCTTGCTTGACGAAGCCTGCTGTTTGGATCTTTTGCAGCCTTCGGAAACTTCTTCATCTGTCCTGCAGAACGAGCGCAATAAGACTTGCGCCTCTTCGCGTCCTTACTGCCCTTCTTAACCTTACCGGTAACCGCGGTCTTTAACTTAGAACCAGGGTTGGCTCTTCGATGGGCCGCAACTCCATCCTTGGTCATCCCCGCCCCAGACTTAGTGGGGCGGTAGTTTTTCTTATTCCGCTTTATAGGCTTGTCAGCCATGATCTAGGCGTGGAACGCAGTAACCATGTGCGCTCCAGCTACGTCATATGTTATGATTAAACCAACCTTAAACAAAACCCCTTCTTCAGGAATATATACATCATCCGCTGCGTTGTTAACGCCGCTAGTTTTTGTAATAAAAGAAGAAGTTCCAGAGCCGGGCGCCAAACCATCAATAAAAGTTACTCTGTGAGAAGCACTGTTAGAGATAGTTGAGAATGCTTTTAATCGAGTTCTCTGGTCATAAAAGGACGCAGATGCCTCACTTAACATTCCCACCGAAACATTTGCTGCATACTGAGAACTACATGTAGCAGAAACGATGGTTTTAAAATACTCAGTACCTGACACGGTAGCCGCAGAACCCGTAGAAGTTATCACTTCTGTAAGAGATTCTCCGTCTAAGCCAGTACCAACTATAGTAACCGTTTTTCCGTTATCACCCGTTCCAGATGTTGTCACACTTAACTTACGAGCGTGACCCGCAGTAAAAGAAGAGTTGGCTATTGTAAAAGTCGTAGCTGGCCTATTTGCAGCGGCAACGTATGTTGTAGACGCCGCTTGGGAGTCTACAATCGTTGTTGCTATAATATCTGAACCTGCCATCTATTTACCCCTAAGCGTTGTTGCTTTGTGCATAGACAACAGTGACTGCGCCAACACCATTTCCTGTGTTTGCCGCGGTCACGATCAGCCTGTGATCTCCTGTGCCTGTGTTCAGCCACTTTCCTGTGCGCGTTGCATCAGTACCTGGGCTTGCAGCCACAATACCTACTGCGTTGCCCTGAATGGCTCCAGCCGCAGTTAGAGAGGTTGCCGCACCAACACCACCAAGACCAAGAGTTGTAGCTGCGCCGCTCCACGCCGTGGTTACAGTCACATCAATTGAAATCAACTGGCTGTTCGGGGGAATTATAATGTCTGTGGTTGTGGTTGTGGCCGTCTGGTCAATCGCTGCTGTCTGGGACATGACCACAAATCCAGTGTTTTTCATGTCCGAACCAACCGTTGTTCCGGTGGTGTTCTTGATTGTTCCAGCCTTAATAGGGCCTGAAAAAGTTGTTGTACCCATGTTATTCTCCTGTCTGGGTTTGTCAGTCGCATCATGCAACTGTCAGGGATGAAAACATGATACAATATGTTTTTTAAAAAAGAAAGGGGCCATCCGAAGACGGCCCCAGTTTACAATACAGGGAGGTTGTATCGCAGTATTATACGCCAGGAGATCCAAAAACGCAACGAGGATCTGAGAACCCAAACGAGTAACGCTCACGGGCTTTAAACCGCATGTTACCAGTGTCGAAGTCCGCTTCCATGTTGGTTGAAAGAGGCGTCCGCTCAAAGTGGATAAATCCACGGGGAGCATCGGTCAGAACAAAAAACGCATCGGGGTCATTGAGGAAGTCGTTAACAGCATAACCGCTGGGCAACATTCCCATAGATCTCATTGCATTTGTGTCATTGTCCGCAGTACCCGAACGAAGGTTGGAAGCAAGGATCCGCTCTGCAACAAACTGTAGTTGCCGTGGGATAATCATCTTCAAACCACGAAGAGCAACCTTCAGACCACGCTCATCAACGAAACCAGCGATGTTGATAAGAGCGTCCTCAAGAGAGGTTTCGTTCAAATCAGCGGCTGACACGTTGTTAAGGGTTCCACCGTTAGTCAGTGGGTGGGCTGCGGAACAAAGTGCAACACCGTCACCACCCGCTGAAGCACCCGCAGTAAACGCATTGTTAAGAACCGCAGCGGCTTTAACTTGCTTACTGTGAGCCATCGAACGAGCAAGGGCTTTGGTGTAGCGAGATCCAAGACGATCATAGAGATTGTCCTCGATTGCTTCTTCCGTAATCGAAAAGGCCAACGCCAGAGTTTCGTGATTGTAACGAGCGGTGTACGCTTCGTTGGCATCATCGTAACTTACATTGCTGCCCTCTGCCTTAGTGGGCGCAGCGCCAAATCCACTCAACATAACTTCTTCCTCGAACGCTCTGTCCGAAGATTCTGTTGTGTAGATTTCTGCGTGTTGACCTTCGTATCGGTCGTATTCCATTCCAAACAGTGCGTTCAGGCCGGGTTCTAGCTCTTTCGCTAGTTGTGCGCGAGAAATAGCCATTATCTATACCCTTCCTTATACGCCAGTTGTTGAAACAGTGGCCGCTGCAATGGAGCCTGTCGGCGCATTGAAGTGGTTGTTTAAACGAACGATTAACGGGATACCAGCAACAGTAAAGTCGTTATTTTCTGGGTCATCAAGAACACCCACAATACGACAGAACAATGTGTTGGTGGTTGCGATGGTATTTAAATCCGCAGTTGCAGAAGAAATACCAGTGGTATTAGAACCACTATTACCTGTAGCTAACGCAATGTTAGCGAAAACCGCAGCACGAATTTCTGCCTCAGTGTTAGCACCAGCAACAACGTTAGACGTTGCGATGGTAAACAGTTGTGCAGGGTTGTCGTAAACAAACGCTTTTACAGGGAAGTTAGTGTCCGCGCCAGATCCAGGCCAGTTGTTGGAAAAGATCGTTTCACCAGTAGTTGAAGAAACGTATTCACATCCATTGAACACACCAATAGTAGAAACGTTACCGCCAGCCGCAGCTTGCAGATCGTCAATGACCCCCGCAGCAAGCGGAATAACCGCCATACCTTGGTAGATCCTATTAGTGTTGCCAGCGGCAATACGATATTCAGTTGTACCAGTGGTGTTAGCGGCGGAACCTAAAACACCATACGGGCGGAACCCGAAAGCGACATTAGAATTTGCCATGATAGCACCTCAAATTTTATTCGGACCCGCTTCCGCGACCTCCGAAAGTTACACGGGATTGCCGGTTATTACTAATCGGCATTGAAGGATGTTGCTCCTTCATTAAGTCAGAATCTACAGCGACCATTTGATCTCGGGTCCGTAACCCGTAGTAATCGGCTCGTTCTTTCGCTGTTTCTTCAGGCAGTCTGCAAAGCATTAGTCCACCGTTACCGATTATCCCTGAATACTGACCCTCATCTATTGTGGGGTAAGCACGGTCGGGGTACTCATCTGCGCGAACAGGTTCCCATCCTTCGCGAAGTTTGGCATAGACATTAGTCTTGTCTTCCTCACCACGCATGGATATTCGGATCCATCGTTGCACATAACCCACCGGGGGGTCGGGAGCCTCTAATCGTTGGGGCGGAGCCCATGGTTTACGCCGCTCAGTATTTTCGCGAGTTGAGCTTTCTCGAGTTTTTCTTTCAGCCATGGTCTAATCCTTCACAAATTTTGCGTATTCAGCGAGAGGGACGTTAAGTTTCTTCGCCATCACAACTTGCCTCTGGGTCAACCTGACCGACTTAGTACGCTTCTGGTTAGTGTTACGAGAGGCTGAGGATGCAGCAGAAGCGACCTGGGCACCCCCTCCCGATTTCTTAACAGCAAACTTGTTTGGAAACTCCGAACGCATTCGCCTATCTACCTCTGTATAGTAGTCATCGGACGTTGGGTCAAACCCTTCTTGAGTAACCATCCTATTGTGGATAGCAAACACAGACGCCGTCATTACGTCATCGTCACCAAACCAAGTGTTTTTCTTAGCCCAAGCATCTGCTTTAGGATCTACTTGTGGTGCCTGTTGTTGTTGAGGAGCGGCAGGTTGTTGCGCCGGTTGTTGCGCCTGTTGTTCTACCCGCTGTTTAGCGGCGGCAAACCGGCTTTCATCGTACTGAGCCTTATTCAACGCCTTTTGCGCGGCAAGCATCGCCTCGGTGTCACCCTCATCCGCGGCTTGTAGATATGCTTTCTCCGCTGCGGAAGTTTCAGACTGAACGCGGTTACCGTATTCATTAAGGTAACCACTGTCTAATTGTTGCACCCGAGCCTGTAGCTGTTGGTTTTGTTCAGCCAGCTTCTGGGCTACTTTGGTAGCTTCTTCACGGCTGACCTGTTCATCTCGGTATCTTTGATTAAGCTGGCGTATGCGTTTCTGCACACCCTTGCTATATTCATCCAGTTCTTCCGGATCCGCAGCTACAGGCTCTTCAACGATCTCAACTTCGGGTTCTGAAGCCTCTTGCTTTGGCTCTTCGCCACCCTCAATCTCGATCTCAATTTCTTCTTCTACCTCGTTAGACATGTCTGACATCATCTGGCTCCAGTAATGTTGCGATCACTTCATCGTCATTAAGAATGCGAACTTCTCCGCCATCGATCTTAAATCGAGATCCGGAGTATCTGCCGATACAAACCCATTGGCCTTCTTTGCACCAAGGTGTGCCTTCAAACTTGTCTTGATCCTTATATGCCAGAGGGCCCAACTTGAGAACATATGCCACAACAGTAGCAATAGTTTCTCTTTCCCGAACCTCGTCCGGTATATGCAGGCCAGAAGCTGTTTTTGATTTTCCTTGATATGGCATAACCAAAACCCGCCATCCGGTAGGTTGTGGTAATCTTTCCATCAAGGTCTTGTCCAGAAGGGAAGGGTCTAACACCCGAGCTTCGGGGGGAACATACGCTGTTTCGGAAACATCTTTAGATCGATTGTCCTTAACTTTTTTAGCTACATGTTCAGGAAGAAATAATGTCTTCGACATCGTCTTGATTACTCTCCAACAGGGTCTTGATTTCTTCTTGTGCTAGGGAAAGGCCCCGAATTTCCCCGACAAGCATCTTGTAGTCTTCCCAAGTTTTAACGCTACCTTGGGACATAGCGAATGCAATGTCACTCTCCCTTGCACGAAGAACTTTGTATAAGTACTTAGAAAAGTCTACGACATCCATGATTGTATCCGTATGGCCGTCTTATGACGTTGTCAATCGTCGTTGTATATATTGTCGAAGATTTTAGTAACGTCTAACGTGTAATCTAAGTCAGACTTGGAGTAGTGAATGTGCTGAGATGGGCGAAAGTCAGGGGCGCCCTCCCCCGTTTCAAACCAAGCAGGGTGCGTTACCCGCACTCGATTGTTAGGCAAAGCTACAATATTACCCGTGTATTCACCCGCATCCAACAACTCCAATACATGGCTCTGCTTATGCTGGGCAGGATCATCAGCTATCTCGCTGTCCGTGTAATCTACTGTAAACAAATACTTTGCAGGATAGAACTCACTGTCTATCTTTGCCATCCAAGGACAAGGCGTTGCCCTGTCTAACTTGTAAACCGCATGAGTATGCGATGAACAATCCCAAGGTTGGGCCGAATGCACCGCCATTGGCATGGGCCACTCCTCGTATGGAGTATCCGCCACTAAC